AGATCAGGCTCGACGCAGATCACGCGGTCAGTCTTGGCGTTCTTGGGAACAGTTATGAGTTTCGAAGCGTGGGTGGGTCGGAACCCAACCACGTTTTTCCTCCAGCCAGCCGGAAGGCAGTGGAGGCCGAAATCCATAACTCTGGGCGTTGCATCTACCACCCTGGTCGAGAATTTGCGACCGCGCGTGACGATGCCGCTTACTGACGTCGTACTACCTGGACCAAAACCCATCCTGCTTTCGCAGAGCTCGAGATCCTCTCCGGTCAGAGGGCCCAACACAGCATACGCAATTTCTCGCGCGTGATGTATGGGGCCACGAAAATCGGGAGGGATCGGAAGCTCAAGACGAGCGTTGGTTTCCTTGCAGATAACCTCAGCCTCCTCGAACTTACGGATGGCTACTTCAGCACGGTCGATGCCGAGAGGTACCCTAGGGCACTTCTTTAGCATCTCGGTGCACTGGTAGTCCATCCTGAAGCTGTCAACGGTGTTATAGTGCAACGGATCGCACTCCAGCGCCATTAACTGCTTCCATTCCTCATGCTTCACCAGCATGTGGACTGCAAGAGAACGAGGAGAATCCGTGCTTTCGCACAGGGCACGCAGAACGGAGAGCTCGAGAGAAAATACTCGAGCGTCCGCCTTAACAGGTCGGATGTCCATCATCTTCCTTGATGTGCGCTGGTTGGTTACCAGCTCGTGTCGAGGTCACGGATCATGGCGAGCGCCAGAACCGTGTCGAGACCGTTGGCCACGAGGGCGCGCAAGTGAGCACGCCCGGTGAGCGACATGGTGTCGGGGATGATGAAGTCACCGTTCTGGAAGCGACCCGTGTGCAGGAGCACCGGCATGTCGTTCACCACCGAGATCTCCGGGTACGAGACGGCGACGCCGACGCGAGTCGTGTTCCGTTTCGTGGTGGAGGGACTGAAGGTGAACGTGATGCGCTTGTAGCCGAGCGGGTAGCCAGAGGAGCGGTCCACGAGGACCACCTTTTCTGGCGACACGAATTCCGGCGAATACGCGATGTCGACAGGGGTGTTTGCGCCGTTCTTGATGTTGATGGCGCCAGTGATTTGGGGCATGAAAGCTCCTAGATGAGGTGGAAAGAACGCCGCTAGCGGCGGGTGGGTACGGTTTTCCCGGAGGAAATCTGTGCCTGCCGAAGCAAAGCGACAGCCAACGAGAGCTTCCTGAACGGGTTGTTCGGGAGAGATGGGTCAAACAGCCGAGGGAGGGCGAGCGTCGAGTCATTCTGAAGGCGAGCCTTCACAGTGATCCGTTGCAAACCTGAACCCATAGGCGTAGACGTCTCCCACGTGCGAACCGTCTTGTAAGATCGTTGAACCGTGATGTTTGAGACTCCGACGAGAGCATCCAAGCTGCTTAGATAGTCGCCGACAGGTAGGAACCAGTCGACGACAAAGCTGAGTGGAATGGTCTCCCAAAGGAACTCGGCCGGATTGGTCACTCCGTACTGCACAAGCCTCTTCGCAGAGGCGTTAGCAATGCGGAACCGAGCCTTGGCTCTTAGCTCGACACTATCAGAGAACGACGCAATGCAGTCGGTGTGACCGTTGCCTTTGAAAGCAACAGTCGACCCACCACGCGTCGAGGACGAAGTGTTAGCGAAGTAGTCAAAGCCCTCGCTCATACTCTTGTTGATCTCCTCGGCGAAGCCGTGGATGTCAGACATGAGGGGGACCCAGCCGAAGGAGTACTCAAGCCAGCGGTTAGCTAGCTCTTTCTCCTTAGCTGTGCGGGGTTTCTGCAAGCCGCGAACGATAGCGGCGAAAGCGTTGCCCCCACGGAGCGATCGGTAAGTGCGTAGGATGTCCTTGCATGCGTTGCCCACCATTTCCAGGGTGGATTTTCGTTCTGCAAGAGATACGACGGCATTTACACTCGCGTTTTTAATGCGAGAGCGGAGTCGTGCATCGAGTGGCACGAAATCCACGGACTGAGGGCTGTGAAGCCCTAGCCGCGGACCAGCGCCAGCAACGTATGACGACGGACCCCGAATCGTTGCACCGCCAGACAGCATAGAGCCATCTTGATACCGAACTTCAGACACTTCGGAAACCAGCACCGTTGTCGCAGCGAAGAGATCCGCGGGGCGAACGCGTCTTCCAGTTTTCGACACGTTGGCTGAGGATTGCTCAGACACGAACGTGCCAATAGAACTGGTCGACGAGTTGCCTGCGGAGTCTACGTACGTGGCAGTAACAGGCTTTCTTATGTCAGTGGTTGG